TGTTTTTTTTTTTTTTTTTAATGAAATGAAGTACATCTGATTCTACAGCAAAGCTTCTAATTTAGAGTGACGAGTCATACGAGACAGGTTTCATAAAAGAAAAGGTGTTCTTTACTTAGATTCGGAATATACAGCCACACCCTTTTCGGTAAGAAAATTCTGGGTGTGGAAAGAATATGGGGTTAATATTTTTGGGAAATTTTTAATAAACTTAGGGTTGTTCTGGTGGACAATATCGACAGCTTTGTTATAAATCTCAATATAACTATCATATGTAGCTTCTTCATGCTGAGCAAGTGAATCTTCAAAATCTTTAACTCGAGATTTATATACTTCCATATCTGGTACGGCAGGGGACGTCTTAGTCCAGTAAATCATATCGGTTATCGAATGAAGATCAAGGGGGGCGCGAATAAAACGAGGCGCCACTGCGTCACGTAAGAATCTGCGTTTAAGGTAGGTTATTTGAAAGATGTTTTCAAAATCGAAGTCAACATGATCACGCTTTTGGGAATCGGTGTAAGTAATTCCAATATTCTTAAAGTAATTTACGAGCTTTTGAAAGTTCACATATTTCCTTAGAATAGTAGCCAAAGCTATAGCATGATCATCTCCATAAACTGCAATTTCCATATTATCTATAAGAAATTGCGGAGTGATCTTTTCTCCAGTTTGTTCTTCGAATTTTTCTTGTTCCAAAATATCCACTATAGCAGCCAGCAGGTAAAACCAGTTGCAAAGTGAATTCAAAGGAGCAGTAACAGGAACGCCAGATGGCATACCACTACGCTTACGCACCAAGGTATTTAGTACAAGAATGTCAGTGTGTATAAAGGAAATGGCAAGGGCTATACGAGCCTTCTGATTCTGTTCACAATCTCCGTACCAACGGTTGATTGCTTCAACGCATTTCAGAATTACGTCAGCCATAAGTTTGCCATCCCAATTCGCATAATCACCTGCAATAATTGAATCTTCTCCAAATTTTGTAAGTCTATTGAAAAGGGCAGTCCAGTCAAGGGATGTTGGGTTAATGCCTACACTAATCGGCTCATCTACACAATTTTGTTGCATAGCACCCATGAACACTCCAAAATATTTGCGCGTTAAAAGAGAAATTTCCAAAGGCAAGCACTCAAATGTGCGAACCTTTGCATTCTTAATCTTTTTCTCACTTACGAGTTCATCTTTCATATTCTCGTATGCAAAATAAGTGGGTATGATTCCTTGTTGTATTTTATTGTCTACCTCATTATACCGATTCATGAAGTAGGTGGAAAGCAATTGTCCTTGAAATGTCGGGCCATTTGGATCAGTATTAAGCTCATAACAAGCTTGTTTTCCGGTCTTATAAGCTTCATTCTTATCTCTCAGCAGTGCACTCTTCCCTTTCGCACCACGAGTTAGTTTGACATAAGGAAAGCCAACACTAGTCTTCACATCGATACCAAGCATAAATCCAGGAATACCATTAAGGGTTTCAGAGAAATCCAAAAGGCGCCTGGTTACATTTTTGGGTCGGATTGTAGAGAGAACAGTACAGATGGTAAGATAAGCAAGTTCAAAGGGCCTGGACGGAAAAGTATGAGGGGCGTCATTATACTTATTTAGAGCAATAGACATGGGTTTCACTCCTGCCTGACGAACCTCATCATCAACACGATGATCTTCTAGAGAGAAAGTTGGT